GAAACAGTGTTGAGCTGGATACCTTTAGGGAAAAGGCTTATCATGACCTCCCCCACAGTCTTGTAGTTGTCGCCATAAACTTTATTGCGCTCTCGGAAAGTGTCAGCCATCTCTTCTAATATTTTGGCCGCATCTTTTTCGCCTGTGGGGTGGCGTTCATTCATTTTCGTCCCTTCCTTTTTCATATGATTCTCGGAGATCTTTTTCATAGTTGGTGGCCTTGTCGAAAAGGCTTTCAAGGTCTCTTCTGATGAAAGTATTGAGGTCGAAAAGCCTTGCAATCTTTTGGCCATCGAGCTCAATATCATTGCCTCTAATTTTAAGATCCATCTTCCTCTCCTCTCATCCATTTAATGTCGTTGGCTAAGAGAAGCTTTTCACTTGTTACTTTTTCAAGAGCTTGGGTAAGCCTTGCAACCTCAGTGCGTTGCTTTGCGATCTTACTTCTCAAAGCATCGTTCTCAAGCTGAGCATTCAAGATCCCATCAACAGTCCACTTAGCCATTAGAAGTCTCCTGGAGCGACTTGCAGGCAAGTCAAGCCTTCGCCTCTCCACATATCAACAACAGACTTTCGGTCTTCTAAAACGAACCAAACATCTTTGTAGTCTATGTGCTTTTCGAGAAGCTTCTGCTTGCAGACTGGATCAGGGGACTGATCCCACCTTGGCCTCATGAGCAACTCGTCATAAGGCACATCGTTCATCTCCAGCCACTTTTCAGTATCTGCTCGGCAACCTGCATCTCGAGCAGTCATGATAACAACTTTAGTTTCTTCGTCATGAAGCATTCTTATTATGTTGCAAATGTTCTCGATGGGCTTATCGTTTATGCCTGCCTTGTTAAAAGCATCGTAATCCTTCTTCTTGTAAAGAGAGATGCGGTGGCCATAATCGGAAAGTGTCCCATCAAGGTCTGCTATGATTAAACGTATGCCCATGTTGGAGCCTCCGTGTAGTTCCACTTGGCAAAGCCTAGTTTCTCGTTGATGTAATAATCGTGATAGGCCTTAACAGTGTCGTCACCTTTATACTGATCTGGCATGCATTGGGGTGGTTCTGTGAATCTCTTGTCCAATGAAATATACAAAGGCAATTTCCTTAAAGGATCAAGGAGCTTCTCGGTGCTGTGGGTCTTTTTGTACCTGACCTCAAACTGCTCGCAAAGACTTACCAGCAGATAGAAGCTGTACAGATAATTATCAGCACACTCTCTTACCCAAACAGAACATGGGTGGTGCTGGAAGGCAGTTTTGTAAAGACCAGCTTTGTCAGCAGCCTCGTCACCATCAAGAATTCTCTGTGCTGTACAAAGAAGCTGTGCTGTTTCGAGTATCATTTTGACACAGTGCTTATCGCAATGCATCTCTGCACAGACCCGTGGGTCTGGGTCTAAGTAAAAAATATTCATTCTAGTTCCTTTCTCAATATCAGAATTGTATATTATTTCTGCAAAAATGGAAACCGCTTTTTAATTCTTTTCCATATGGTATCGATCCTTTTAGATGCTTGTTCGACCTTTTCATATTCGACTTTTACAGACGGCTTTCTTTTTTCGAGAATGTAAGTAATGGCTTGTGCCTTTACTTTTAACTCTCCAGCAATTTTATGCTTGGGCCAGTGGTCTTTCATTGAATGAACTTTGTCGACAAACTCCTGATTGTACTTTTGCTTGCGTCCCATTTTATCTCCTATGGATTAAGTGATTTGCTCATTGATGGTGCAGCCCACTCAGTTGGTGTTAAGAAAGGTTCTGCCCATGGGTGCACTCGGACAATCTCAGCAACCATCAATTTAAACACTTGCTGGTATTCACCTTGGGCACGTGGGCTCAGGCGTGATTTAGCCATCTCACTCAATGTTCGCAGATTGAACTTGGCTACGATATTGGTGTGGATGTTTGTTGGGAGGATGCCACGTGCATCTTCTGCTGGGACTAGATCTCTCAGCTTTTGATATGCGTCGGCAATATCAGCCATTGCATTGTCATATGCCTCCAGAGCTTCTGGGTTGTTCTCAATGCGGTCTGGGGTGTAATAGCTGAACCCAAACATATCAACTGTGCGCTGGGACTGCTGGGCATATGAAGCTTGGCGCGTCCTTACGAACTGGTGGGTGAACCCACGGCTGACGTCACGCACATTAAATGTGTAGTCAATGAACTCCCAAGATGAGCGGATTGTTTGGAGCATGTAATCAAGCTCTTTTTGCTTGGCGTCCTCTGGCCAAGAAGCAATCTGTTTGTAAGCATCCTCGTCATCCATTAGGCGAGTGTTCTTTGTGAACAACAGCAAGTCTACTGCGTCCGAGGTGTAATTTACCAATTCTACTTTCATTGTGTTTCTCCTTTCTGAGAGTGCATCAATCGGGTGTAACTTGAACTTGACCGAATGAAATTTTCTATATGCTGGACATCTTCTGCAACGTCGTCGAGTAAAATTTGACGCCATGTAGCAAAACGGCCAAGCGAGTATATTCCGTATTTAGTTGTCATTTCGAAAATAAACTGCTTCCTGATCTCTTCATTGATAGGCTTTATCTTGCCAAGATACTGCTCTGAGGATTTCATGTCAACAAGTTTCTTAGGCTTAATGCCAAAGTCTTCTAGAAGTACATCCATCATATGGGGGCCAATATTGGCTTCTGGCTTCCTAATGAATTCAGATATAACAATATCACCAACTAAAGATATTCTGTAGTATGGAACTGTTGGGTCTGGGTAGTATATTGTTTGATGTACTTTGCAGTCTGGGGAATCAATGCGAGCCTTCTGCGTCCATATTTTCTGCGTGGGGAAGTCTGGCTTGTCTGGCCAGCCCATGATGTCCATCAGAGTTGGCATTGGGATAGTCGATATTGTAGGCACAGATCCCATATCATCTACAGCTGTCTTCGTCAGCTTCATGTCATATTGTATTTTGCAATTCTTAGACATGGTGCTTATAAGCTCCCATGGAGCTATGTATCTGTCGACAGCATCTAAGCTGTTGATAGACCTGTTCAGTATTGAGCCTGTTACTTTCTGAGAATATAAATTGCTCAGGAACAAGTTTGTCTCGGTGTGGAGCTTGCCATTATACTTTATGGCCTTGTGCACTTTTACTTTTGCGAAGGGGATAGCACAAGCTGTGCCAACCTTGTCAGTCCTGAATCGGAGCAGAGCTCCTTGGTTGTTAGGCAGTTCACTTTGGGCTTCGTAAATTATTGGATCGAAGCTCCTCAACATATTCCCCGCTAACAGACCCGCAAGCCCTGCTCCATATATAATCATGCTTCCTCCCTCTCACGCATCTTGTTTAGCTTTCTGGTTGCTCTTATAGCGATTGACTTCGTTCTAGATGAAGGGTGACGATCTAGTTCATTCGGCCACATGCAAGCCTCGATTGCGATGAGCAAGAGACGTATCTCCTGCTCACTTAGTTTTACTTCAGCATTCATCAATCAGCTCCACTCTTCCTTTTTTGATATCATGTGCGAGGTCTTCGCGGCAACCACCTTTTGTGCTACCATGCATTTCAGCCAGCTTAACGAACTCTTCATACTTGAGAGTTGCATTAGAGCCTAGGAACACATTGAAGTTTTTAAAGCCACGTGTGCCTTCCTTGCGAGGATTGTCATTGACGAGACACTTGATAATCTTGCCAGCAAAAGAACCACGAGCCTTGACAACCTTTGGCTCATAAAGTCCTAGCGTTGCTACATCAGGATGCTCGACTGGAGCCTGTGGATAGTTTGGGCTTGGCTTGATGCCAAGAGGTGTCATTCCTGGAATTGCAGCAACCTGTGGGGTTGGGACGGCACGGACATGAATGTCTGCAATCGCAGCCATGTATCGCTTTGCACCAGTTTTATTGTCAGAGAATTTCTTGACAGGAGCGTCGGACACTTCATTGTAAGCATCGACCAAAAGCCTTGTTGTTACATTACGGTCAGCCAAAAGCTCTCCAGCATTCGTAAAGAAGACAACGCCATTGCCCATCGAACGAGCAGCTTTGTCAGATGCATAACCTTTGACGACAAGGCTCTTCGGGTCGAGAGTGTAAGTTACAGTATTCATTTTGTATTCCTTTCTAAGTTGATAATGGATTCTATCTTTTATACACAGAGAAGTAAAGCACTTTGTTTTTGTTTAAAACCAATGACTTGTAAATTAGATGGAAAAGTATCTTAGGCCTCTTGGCTGTACAAGATACAAATTTTCCTTCGCTCTGGTCAATGCAACATACCATACTCTGTTCTCCTCGTCACTTCCTAAGTTGTCCCAGCTCAGCTTGCCCATGTCAGTTACCAGCACAACATTGTCAGCCTCACCACCTTTGCTCTGGTGGATTGTAGAGATTGTTATCCTAGGCTTGTCGGTGAACTTCTCTCCATTGCGCATGCAAGACCTTAGATATTCCCGCTCATCTGCTGGGAGGCCTTTTAAGATATCCATCCAGTCCCTAGACCTAGCATCCTCAGGCAGTCCCAAATCATTTATTCTATAGGTCTCTTTCTTTTCCAGCTTGATATTGAAGTTAAAGAAATTGATTAGGTTCTTGGCTTCTGTCCTGTTGAGCTCTTTGCCTTTACGGATCTTCTCCCATGAAGTTATTGCTTTGGTCTCATTGGTGTCTAAAGAACTTTGCCCATTGTAAGTGTATGCATATCCTTGCTGGCGGACAACCTTTTTAATTCTCTGGAGGAGATATTTACTGCGAGCCATGCAAAGCCAAGTCCCATCATGGGATGAGAAGTCAATGGAGTCAGCTTCTGATATGTAGTTTACTGTGCCCATATCCCTCTTGGGTTGCCATGGCTTAACATACCTATTCTTAATCCTCCCAACAACATCAGAAGCAAGCGCATGCACGCTGCGAGGAATTCTGAAGCTCTGAGGGAGAATTCTTTTGTCACCTTTTAGGCTGAGGAACTTACTTATGTCTGCTCCTGCCCATGCAAAGATTGCTTGGTCGTCATCCCCAGCAATGTAAACTTCTGAGGCCTCAGATGAAGCCATGATCGCCATTCTGTATTGCAGTGAGCTGAGGTCTTGTGCCTCGTCAACTATGCATATTTCTATTGGCAAAGAGCTCTGATATCTTTCTAGCATATCAGTGAAGTCCAGCAGACCATTTTGCCTTTTGTAAGTTGTAAGGGATTGGTGGTATTGCTTAACAGCGTGCAGAGTCAAGTCATTCTGGTTGGTTAATTGATATTGATCCTCCATTGAACGAATGCCAACTCTGGCTAGAGACTCAACTCTTGAACATTTATCCCCCAGACCATCCCCTGTATGAATTCCTAGGTCTTCATCGTAAATGCCTTTGAACTCTACACCCAGAGCCTTGCCAAGCTTGCGATAGTGAACATTGGTCATTACCTCGTCTCTTTGCAATCCAAGCATTCTAAAGGCCAGCGAGTGGAGTGTGCGGAAATACGGGAAACGATCCGCATCGAAGCCAAACTGAACCATTGCCCGTTCTTGAGCTTCGCTTGCAGCTTTCCGAGTGAAGGCCAAATATGCGATGCGCTCTGGTGGCACACCTCTTTTTAAAGCATCCTCAACTATCTTCAGCAGAGTCGTTGTCTTGCCTGTTCCTGGAGGGCCCAGAATTATCTGCACGTGCCTCACTTTTATTTCCTTTCTCATTAAGATGATTTAACAAAACATCTTTGTATGTCTCTTGCTTATACTTCCACAGGATCCATTCATAATATCTTTCTGGTTCTTTTTCGTTGACGCTGTCTTTCCACTCTGTTATGATTACGTTTTTACAGCTCCCACAAAGGACATCTTTGTCTAATATCCTGCCATGGGTGTGCTCTCCGCAGAAGTCACAAGGCACTGTTTCTTTGTAATATGGTAACATTTAAAAGTCCTCAGTCACTGCACTAGGTATATCAAGTTGATCCTCGTCATCAAAGAATTCTGGCTCTGGCACAGACCAGACCTTCACAGGCTTAGACTTGATCCTGAAAGTTTTACGGTCACCACCACTCGCTCTAAGCCAAGACCAGACTTGGTGCTGGGTGGTGTATCGGAACCTGCGAGCCTCTAAGTAAATAAATAGGTCTTCAGACCGAAAGTAAACTTTGCCCTCATCAGAGTCGTGCCATGGCTTGCCATTCATTATCTCGTCTTTCTGACGAGCTTGGACTTTGCCTGTTAAGAAGCTGTCTAGCATTTTCTCGAACTGGCCTTGTGGCGAAGCATCGTCTGGGTCTACAATGACCTCGACATTCTCCAGCAGTTGGTTTATCCGCTGTTCCCAAGCTTGGGATGGCATTGTGCTGGGACACTTGTTTAGCTTCTCAACACAGATCTTTTGCAGCTGTCGCTGGTCCAGCAGTTGGGGTGTTGTTACTTCTATCCGCTCACCTTGCATCTCGATGTACCAACGCACAGACTGGCGGTTCTCAGTTTCGTATTTTGTTATCGCATCGACCTCAATAGACAGGCCACCGCCAACTCTCCCGACTCCATAGTCTCGCTTCATGCATTTAGACTTCTCGCAATAATTGCAGATTGGACTTTGTTTGCATGTGTAGGCATATTCTTTTTTGCTGACTGACTTGACTAGGCCATTGACTTCACCCATTGGCAGAGGCTCTGGCAGGTGCTCATAATTGAACTTCATTAAGTCTTCTTGCCAGTCGTCAGGATTGCGCTTGCGGAAATAAACACCAACATTGAACAGAGAAATGTTTCTTCCACCTTCTGGGAAGCCCATGGTCATGATGTGTTGCAAGCAGGGAGGCCCATCGCTAAAGTGATCAACTAAGTCTGGCTTGAAATTCTCTAGCTTTTCAAATGTTGTTAGCTTCTTTTCAGCAAGGTCAATGAATTGTTCTAGGTTAAGTTTCTTGCCTTTATGGATTGCATGACGCTCAGTCTTGTCGCCATCCCAATAACACAAGTTGATCCAGTTGCCTCGATCTCTTTCATTGGCTCTAGATATTTGCTTGGGGAAAACTTCTGATCCGCCATAGCCTAGTAATGCAGCGAATTCATTTAGCTTTGCGACCATGTCAATAGCAGGAATGGCAGGACTGCAAAAAAGATATAAATGAGCGCCACCAGACTTAGAACGGCATAGCACCAAAGGAGTGTCACGAATCTTTTTCTCGAGACTTTCAAGGCTTTCATTTAATTTGACCTCACCTCTTATATCAATATCAATAACACCAAAGTGACAGCTGTTGTCCTGTAACAACGGGATGACACCTAAAATATATTCGCCACCATTCAAGTGTTCTTTAAAATTATTTTCTGTTGCTGGTTCGCTAACAGTTATTGCTCGGCCAGACATTTTTCCGTCGGCTTCTTTTTTGTTTACTCGATACTGTCCGTGGGCAAGCTCAAAGCCTCTGAACAGTTTCATAAATCTTTTTACGTCCATGCCTCTTCCTTTCTGATTGGTCGGGGGATAACTTCATTGGGACATGAGCTATCCCCCTAAACAACGTAATGCAGGGTGGCTACATTACATCATCATCAGAGGAGTCTGGTTGAACCTTGACTTCACCGTCACGAATGTTCTTGCGGAACTCTCGTGCTTCGAGATAGATGCTTTGGCCTTGGTCTAGGTTCTGAATGATCCCTCCAGACTTAGCATCGAACATCATCTCAACTTCCCAGTTGAACCACGAGCCCATATCGTTCTGCTCAGGTGTTGTGGTCAGGTTGTAGGCAGTCCAGAACATGGCTGGATTGAATGTGCCTTTGCCTGTTGGGTGGACAACTTGTAGCCTGTTGATCATAGAGTTCCAACGCTTGGCTTTTTTAATGCCTGAAGAACTCATAGACAATATGGCAGGGGAAAATGTGCCGTCTTCACCAACAACATAAATAAAGTATTCTGCTGTCAATGATAGCTGGTTTCCGTCTGGTGTGCGCAATTTGCCTCGATCGTCTTGTACACACATTTCCATAATTGAAGGCTGTAGTCCGTGGTCTTTAACCAGCTTGCGCTCGTCAGTCCACTCGAGATATGTCTTGCGATAGCTAACAGGAACAGCTGTTATTCCCTTTTCACCATCGAACAATTCACCCGTTACATTGTCCAAGATCTGTCCAGCCTCAGCACCTTTTAGATAGGCACCATCAGCTTTATTGACTTGGGGAGATTGAGCTTGTAAGATCTTGAGACGTGGGATGAGCATATCATCCGCTGTCATATTCTCACCTGCTGTGCCCGCATCTTCTAAAAGAATGGACGCATCAAATGCAATTACATTGCTCTCTTTTTTTACTTCTACTTCATTTTTAGCCATGGTATCCTCCTGTGATTTTGGCTTTACGACCTGTGAATAACTTAAACAGATCATGGGGAACATCCTTGCCATCAGTCAATCGCTCTTTGATAAAAGAGTTAAGTGACCCATGGTGGACGCCGACTGCACGTTTGTAAAAGAGATTTCTTTCACGCAACTCATCCGCAAAGTCATTGCATGCTTTGTCTTCATCTCTTCCGAACTGAACCTCAACATTGCTTTTAATTAAGTCACCAGCATTATTAGCTCGCAACCAATCGAAGCATTGTTGTTGACGCACTTCTAGTTCAGACCTGTCATCTCCTCTTGCTTTCATAATAGCAGAAGCAGATGGAATAGAACCAGAAGTTATATCTTGAACCTCAACCTTACCACCGTTGGTAAGAGTAAAGTCCTTGACGTTCAATTCTTGCATTAAGTCAGGCAAGTCATGTTCAGCCAACTTCGTCAGGTTCTGCTTTTTTTGCTTCAACAGCTCATTCAAATCATTTATCTCTTTTTCAAGATCAAACATTTGTTGAGCCATATCAGCCACTGCACCTATTGAGTTGGACGCAGGTGCCACGTCCTCAAGCAGATTGATATTCATCTTAATTTATTTCCTTTCTCATTTCTAAAGCGACAGGCATGTACCAGCCTTTGCGCCTGTCACGGTCTCCTTCTTCCATGTTACGTTCCCATCTAAGGACACGCACCACTGGTGACATTTCAGCTGCGATCATACACGCTATCATAACAGCTATGGGGTCACCACCTCCTGGCCACAAAAGATAATCTTCCGTGGAGAAGTCTTTCATAATCTTACGAGCTTTTTGGATCGATGGACTAGGTAAAAACTGAGGCTTTTCATTAGGCTCAAATACAATTTCAAGCGAACCATAACGAGCAGCATCAGTCAGATCTGGAGTCCAACCGAACTTGTTCTCTCGTGGTCTTGTTACCACATAAACTTTTGACATTCATTATCCTTTCTCAACGTGAAATAAACTTTAACCTGTTTTCAATAGGAAGAAAAGTTTTATTTTAATCAGCGATATCCTTGTCCAATATCGGTATTGGTCTGAGCATCCTGTCGTATGATACTCTTTCTTGCACCCACAAGCCATCTATCTTCTTGTCCAGAGCCTTTTGTTCTTCTTCAAGGCTGGGGGAATTGTCACAACTCTTTGCCCTCACCCTCCTCATTACAACTTCTTCGGTTCTAAAACACGCATTGCAAACTGGGCATTTGCGAAGCCGAAAGCTGACGCCTTGTCTGGTGACTCCTGAGTTCGTTACTCTGGTTGTTTTCTGATCGCAGTCTATACACCGCATCTATAATCCTTTCTCAATATTAGAATTAGAGTTTAAATTCTAGAATTCTAAAAGTAAACATTTTTCTTGCGTTACCGAACTTTTCAATATAGACCAAGCCAGTAACCAAAGAACCAGCGTTACCGAACTTGATTTGTTTTGGGGGACGTCCTATGGTTTACAAAACTATATAGGGGAAAAAATTTTGAGGTGAAAAATAATTCTTTAAAATTAGTGAAAGTCTGGAAACACTGGTAACGAAAGACGATTACTCTATACATTACAGAGGGTTGCGAGCGTTACCTAACAGGATAAATGATGGTAACCGAAACCACACACTGGTAACTTTCTTTCATAAAACATGTAACCTATTGTTTTATCGTGTTTCTTTTCTCTTTACTTGTCTGCTAATAAAAGATAGAGTTCCTTATCAACTTAGAAAGGAATTAAAATGACACTTACAGAGAATCAAACTGCCGCAATGACCGCCCTGATTAAATCTTGCTTGGAGAACATGGGTGGAGCAGACTTAGCAGAATTACAATGTGATCCATTTGTTTGGGTTGACGCATCTGATCTTGTAGATGCTGGTTGGGGACAAAAAGAAGCCGAAGGAACATTTGGATCGCTGGTTGCCGAAGGTTTAATTTACATGGATGACGGCTTCGCTTTAACGCAAAACTGGGATGAGCTTCGCAAGTTCCACGCCTAATCAATCAGGGGAGCTTCGGCTCCCTTCCATCCCCTCTGAGAAAGGAACTATAATGACACACTCCATCGAATGGCTTACTTCGGATGTTGCTGCATATGAGCGTTACAAAAGGCTCGCAGGTGACGATGAGGTTGCTCTTTTCAATTGCATTGCTAGACATCAATATGTTATTCATGTTGAGCTCAATTCTAATTTCGAAGACCCAAAGAGGTTTGTAGAGATAGATGCTGATGGTCTGTCTCATGCGCTGGTTCTCCTCAAGCAATGGCTGATGGTTCACGGTGCGACGAGTGCAGGATTAAGGAAAGTTGATAGTGGAGCTTTTCTCGGCTCCCCCGACATTTACGACTGTTCAGATTTCATGGAGGAAGACCGATGAGTGGCGCAACAGCAGCAGACTTTAACAAGTGGGAAGGCATTGCTAAAAAATGCGACATCACTGAGCTGAACTTTATCATAAAGGATTGTCGTGAAGCTCAGTCGGCAATGCAAGGCTGGAACCCTGAGAAAGAAAACTATTACTCCGACCAGAGGATGACGTTCTCGGATGAGTTGCGCAGGAGGTTCAAGTGATGTGGGCAACTGAAGTCATTGAAACTGGCGTTGGCGTTCTACTTGTAAAGGAACACAACGCCATGAGGTATTCTGAAGCCATGAACATGCACAACTATTACATGATGAAGTATGCTGGGAAATACTCAACTTACTTCGTTTGGAGGGATTGCAATGATCTCTAATTTCTTTAACATGGTGCTGGCGGTTACTCTTGTCCTTGCGTCATCTGCAATGGTGTCTTTTATTCTTATCAATATTTTATTGGGCTGTGACAACTGGGATCAAGAGCAATGGACGCAATACAAGTCTTGTATGACAATCGGTTATATAATAGGACTTGACTGATTGCCCAGAAAAGCCTATCATCAAGATATTATCCCTGCCTCTCCCTGACTAAAAGCTCACTGTAAAAAGTGGGCTTTCTTTTTCTTCTAGATTATATTACAGTTGCTTCACAGTTGACCACTGCAAACAAAGGTTCTGAAGGAGATAATCTGGTGTCAGGAAAAGGAAAAAAGGTTCAAGTCCAAAGGCCTATTAACAATGGTCGCAAAGTTGAGCCTGAGAAGTGGGATGGCAGCTTTAAATCTGTAGAGCCTCTCAAGAACCAGAAGCCAGCCCAACACCGCCAAGCCAGACATAAGAAGTGGAACCATCCAGCCACAATCAATTGGATTATGGGGCAAGCTGACCCTGTTGGATTCCTCGCTTCGGTTATGCAAGGCAAGGAAATGTTTCCCGTTTACACTCAAGACCAAGATGGCACAGTCCAGAACATCGGAAAGGTTGGTGCCGATCCAGAGCTGAGAGTTATGGCTGCAAAGACATTGCTCGGCAAATGCGTCCCTGATCTAAAGGCTGTTGAGATAACAGCACAAATTGAAGAGCGAAAGGTGCTTGATATAAGCAGATTAACTGATAATGACCTCACCACAATTGAACGAGTTCTTGAACACGCTGTCATTGAAGGAAGTGAGAGCGGAGAAGATGAGGAGATCTTTGAGGGAGTTCACCAAGAGCTCTTGGCAAGCGATTGAACCAGGACGACCTTTTCAAGACAACTGGCACATAGACGCAATATCAGACCATCTTCAAGCAGTTGTTGAGGGTGATATAAAGCGATTGATTATCAATGTCCCTCCAAGGCATATGAAATCTATTTCGGTTGCTGTGGCTTTGCCTGCGTGGGCTTGGACTATCCAGCCAACTAAACAATTCTTGTATGCGTCTTATGCAGGGTCTCTTTCTATTCGTGACTCGGTTAAGTGTCGGAGGCTGATTGACAGTCGTTGGTATCAGAATCACTTCGGAGAAACTTTTAAGCTGACAGGTGACCAGAACCAGAAGCAAAGATTCGAGAATGACAAGACAGGCTATCGGATAGCAACTTCGGTTGGTGGTGCTTTGACAGGGGATGGTGGTGACATCGTTGTAATTGATGACCCACACAATTCAATTGAGGCCGACAGCTCTGCAGTGCGTGAAGGAGTTCTTGAGTGGTGGGATCAGTCTATGCAGACTCGTCTGAACAATCCCAAGACAGGTGCATTCATTATCATTATGCAGAGGCTGCATGAGCAAGACTTAACAGGACACATCCTATCTAATGAGCTTGGGGATGAGTGGGATCACCTAATGCTCCCAGCCAGATATGAGATTGGCCATCCTACTCCGATGCGTTCCAGCCTAAACTTCACAGACCCAAGAACAAAAGAGGGTGAGTTGCTTTGGCCAGAGCGGATTGACGAAGGTACACTGACAACTCTTGAAAGGTCTCTTGGCAGTTATGCTTCTGCTGGACAGCTACAACAGCGACCAATGCCCAAAGGTGGTGGTATCTTAAAAGCTGAGTGGTGGGTGCCATGGGACAAGCATGAGTTGCCAGACATTGAATATGTCTTGCAGAGTTGGGACACAGCCTTCAGCACCAAAGAGAAATCATCTTATTCGGCTCGGACAACTTGGGGTGTCTTTAAGATGAATGGCCAGATAAATGCGATGGTCTTAGAGATGTGGTTTGATCGTGTTAGCTATCCTGAGCTGAGAAAGCTCGCACAAGAGGCCTATAATGATTGGGAGCCAGATGCGGTTCTCATCGAGAAGAAGGCTTCTGGCCAGTCTTTGTTGCAAGATTTACGCATGGCAGGTGTCCCAGTTCTTGAGTATATGCCTGACCGAGACAAGCAAGCTCGTGCTCATGCAAGCTCTGCTCTTTTGGAAGACGGAAGAATTTTCTTTCCATCTGACAAGAAGTGGGCTAAAGATTTAATTGATATCTGTGCAGCCTTCCCTGCAACCGACAATGATGACATTGTTGACACATGTACACAGGCATGGTTAAGGCTTCGCAAAGGCTGGTTCGTTACACACTCGAATGATTTTGACGAAGATGATTATGAGGAAAGAAGAAGGATAACATTGTATGGCTAGAGAACCAGTTGTGATTCAACAACCATTGGCTCCCTTTGCGGAGACTGCTCCTGCGGACGATCTGCAAGTTGAAGAGATCGGCGATGATGTTCTCATAGGAGACCCAGAGCTAGACAATATTGAAGAGGAAGACACGAACTTCGGTGCCAACTTGGCAGAGGAAATGTCTGACAAAGAGCTTACCAAAGCAGCCTCCTCTCTAGTTACATATTACAATAATGACCGTGAAGCTCGATCCGAGTGGGAAGAGCGTTACAAAAAAGGCCTGAAGACTCTTGACCCAGATGGTGGCATGGAAGAGTCAGAAGACGAGCGTGCGACTCGTGGCCTGAGCGTTGTCGTTCATCCAATGATCGCAGAGGCTGCAACCCAGTTCAACGCTAAAGCTATTGCAGAGCTATATCCTAGTGGTGGCCCCATTAAGACGGTTATTGTCGGTGATCCGAATGAGGAGCTTGAAGAGCAAGCACGCAGAGTTCGGGAATACATGAACTACCAGATCACGCAGGAGATGCCAGAGTATTTCCCTGACCTTGATCAAATGTTATTCCATCTCCCGTTAGTTGGCCAGACATTCAAGAAGGTGTGGTGGGACACTAACATGGATCGTCAGTGCAGCCAGTTCGTTAAGGCTGAAGACTTCGTTGTCGCACCAGAGAGCAAAGACTTATACACATCGCCACGTTACACCCACATCATCCGTATCCCAAAAAACGATTACAACCGATATGTGCAGTCTGGCTATTACCTTCAGACCGACGATAAAGGTGGCGACATTGATCCTTCGGGAGATGTTATTGGTGAGATCGAGGGTGTTGATCAATATGGCGACGACTCGCAGGATCAGGTAATGACTCTGCTGGAGATGCATGTCTATGACAACTTCGAAGAAGACACAGACGACGACGATGATAATGCAGTCGGCATACCTTATGTTGTAACAGTTGATTATGATAATGAGAAAGTTGTAAGCATTCGCCGCAACTGGCGAGAAGATGACGAGCGCAAGATCCGCAGGGATTGGTTCGTGTCTTATAAATTTCTTCCTGGATTGGGCTTTTATGGCTTTGGATTATATCATCTTATTGGTGGATTGGGTAAAGCGGCAACTGGATCCTTACGAGCTTTGCTTGACAGTGCAGCCTTTAGCAATATGCAAGGTGGCTTTAAGTTAAGAGGCAGAGTCTCAGGTGGAGAGGTTCAAGTAAATCCAGGAGAGTTTGTCGATCTAGACGCAACTGTTGACGATGTCAATAAAGCAATTATGCCACTGCCATTTAAAGAGCCAAGCCAATCTTTGTTTAATCTGCTTGGCTTTATTGTTCAGGCGGGACAGCGTTTTGCTAGCACTGCTGATTTGAATGTTGGGGATGTGAATCCAAATGCGCCTGTTGGCTCTACAGTGGCGTTGATCGAGCAAGGAAGCAAGGCCTTCTCGGCAATCCATAAGAGGCTGCATTATGCTCAGGGACAGGAGTTTAAGCTCCTCGCAGACTTGAATGCTGAAAACTTGCCTGAACAGTTTACATTTTCGTTGATAGGAAGCAGTTCTGAGATATTCGCTGCTGACTTTAATGATCGCATTGATATCCTCCCAGTTAGTGACCCCAACATATTCAGCTCATCCCAGCGCATTGCTCAGGCCCAAGCTATTTTGCAGATGGCCCAGTCAGCTCCTGAGATGCACGATATGTACGCAGCATACAAGAGAATGTATGAGGCGATTAGAATACCAAACATTGACGAGATACTAAAGAAGCCTGAAGACGCACCGCGCATGGATCCGATTGACGAGAACATGGCGATAATGTATGGCAAGCCTATAAGAGCATTTATTGAACAAGAACATGAATCGCACATAGCAGTTCACATGCAGTTTATTAAAGATCCATCTCTTGGGGGCAATCCAGGAGCCGCAGCAATGCAGCCTATTCTCATTGCCCACATAGCAGAACACGTTGCGTTACTTTACAGAACTCGCATGGAGGCCAGCGTTGGCGTTCCACTTCCCCCAGTTCCAAACTTCGCTGATAAAGACTTTAAGTTTGAGGACATCAATCCAGACCTTGACAGGCTCATTAGCCAGCGTGCTGCGCAAGTTGTTCAAGAAGCTCCGCAGATGAAAGCAATTACTGCTATCCAGCCAGAGGGCCAAGGCCAACAACAGAACCCATTGCAATATGCACAACAACTCGCTCAACTCGAAGCTGAAGCACTCAAACTTAGGACGCAAGCCCAAATCGCTACAGACCAAGCTAAAGCACAGTCCTCAATGGAAATTAAAAAGGCTGAAGCTCAGCAAAAAATGCAAATAGATGCAGCCAAGGCTCAAGCAGACTTGCAATCTAAAGTGATGAAGCTAGAGGCTGAGTTGCAATTAGAGCGAGAGAAGAGTGCGGCTAAAATGCAAATCGAGGCTATGAAAAATGGATGAGATACTGGCATCAATCGGGCCAATCAATCCTTCAGCTTTTAGTGGGGGATCTCAAGGTGCTCCTCAGCAACCGCAACAACCTCCATTCGACGCAAGCCAATACTTAATGCAAAGAATGATGCAATTGAAACAAGGAAAGCTTGGCGCGTTGGGTAATGTTATCGCT